AACTTTCATTTGTTTATATAACTTAACTTGATCTGGTGTTAATTGAACCGTCCTCTTTATATATGTCTTTTCTGGAAGGTCTAAGCAGTCATCTTTTAAAACTCTATGAGAAAAAGGTTTTAATTTATCAGATAATTCACCTAAATTCTGGTATCCCACTACTATTTGAGTGGAATGACTAGGAAGATGCATAGTTCTCACTACTGCATATCTAGTTCTAAAGGAATAATAAGAGACATGTCCTAATAATTCTTTTTTAAGAAACTCACATTGTTTATATAGATCTAATGGAGATTTTGTTACAGGCGATCCTGTTAAAATTCTTCTATAAAGAGCATAACTACCTAAAGAACAAATATGTCTTGTTCTTTTAGCATCAGGATTTTTAATGGTAGTAGATTCATCAATTGCCATAAGTGTTCTGTGGCAACGTAAAAATTTAGCCGCAAACTCTACACCTTTTTTAGTCGAAAACGCCTCTACATTCATAACTAGAATATGAAGGTCCTCTCCAGGTACAAAAAGTTTATCTAATTCTTTTTGTTGTTTTTTATTTATCATGGCTTGCCATAATACGTCTGTGTGTTCTACATGGTCTGCCATATGTGTAGGTATTTCTTGTTCATACCAAGTTTTAACAACACCTTTTGGTGCCACAATTAAGACACCATTTATCTTGCCTTTATCGTATAACATAGCAATGTTATCTATCAGTACTTTTGATTTACCAGTCCCCATTTCCATGAAATAGGCAAAGTACGGCTTTTCCCAAGAAAGCTCTAACGCTTTTAATTGATGCGCGTAAGGCTTAGTCTTAAATCTGTAGTCCATAATATTTTTTTCTTTCTGTATTGACTTCTTATATATACTGTCTTATATCTATTGTCAAGATGTCAGAAAGCATAAAATACGAGAATGTAAAAAATAATTATAAATCTAAAGTTTATGTATTACAGGAATTACCTGGTACAAAAGCTGGTGCTCCTAAAATAAATATTATGAGTGCCTCTAAGTTTGGAGAATTTAAATTTCTGTTACCAGAATTTTCTCAAATTATTTTTTCTCCAGGACCATTAATTTTTAAATTAAGAAATCTTTTAAAGGAGTATACAATAAAAGATTACTTATTATTAACCGGTGATCCTGCCATTATAGGTGTAGCGTGTTCTATTGTTTCTGAATTTACAAATGGTAAATTTAATTTGTTAAAATGGGATAAACAAGATAGAATTTATTATCCTATAGAAATCAACCTACATGAAACAGGGAAAATGGAGGAGCCGATGCCGGAGTGGATGATCCCTAATAAAAATGTATAAAAAAGAAAGGAGAAGTCAATGAATATTGATTTTGAACAAGACCAACGTGCAGATTTAGATGGTGCAAATGATGCCAATAAATTATCTGATCAAGTTGTAAAACTACAAAGGTTAGAAGAAGAACTTCTAGCTAAAGAAGAGGAACTAAAAGAGCTGAAAAGAAAAGTAGAATTAGTTTCAGGGGAGGTTATTCCTACAATGATGCAGGAAATGAATATCTCCACTTTAAAATTAGCAGATGGGACTTCAGTAGAAGTAAGACCCGTCTACGGTGCTTCCATTCCTACCAAGAGTAAGGAAGAAGCATTTAAATGGCTTCGAGATAACGGCCTAGGTGATTTGATTAAAAATGAAATCACTGTTGCCTTCGGTCGTGACGAAGATAACAAGGCACAGCAATATGCTGTCCTTGCGCAAGGTCAAGGGTACCAGCCTGTCCAGAAATTAAAGGTTGAACCAATGACACTTAAAGCATTGGTCAGAGAGCGTCTGGAATCTGGACAAGAGATGCCCTCTGATCTTTTTAACCTGTTCACGGGCAACAGAACAAAAATAACAAGGAACAAATAAACATGAACCAAGTAGCGGAAAAACAGACTGCGGGACTTCCTTCAAATATATTTGAAGAAGACGCAGCAAAAGGACTGGGTAAAATAGGTCAAGAAGATCTAGCTCTTCCTTTTCTAAAAATCCTTGGACAACTTTCACCAGAAGTTAACAAACGTGATGGTAAGTATGTCGAAGGTGCGGAGCCAGGAATGATTTTCAATTCTGTCTCTGGAGAGTTATACGATGGAGTGAAGGGCATAAATGTCATTCCTGCATTTTATAAACTTGAATATATCGAATGGAAAGATAGAGGAGAAGGACCAGGTGCACCTGTTGCAATCTATGATTCTTCATCTGACATCATGTCCAAAACAAAACCAGATGCAAACTACAAAGATAGATTACCAAGTGGTAATTATATTGAGAAGACTGCATCACATTTTGTAATCATCACAGGTGACAGTCCATCGACTGCATTGATATCTATGAAATCTACTCAATTAAAAATTAGTAGAAAATGGAATTCAATGATGTCGGGAATTAAACTAAAAGGTAAGAACGGTTTATTTACACCGGCATCTTTTAGCCATATTTACAGACTAAAAACAACCCAAATGTCAAACGATAAAGGCACTTGGTTTGGTTGGGAAGTAAGTAAGGTTGGACCCATAACTGATCAACAACTTTATCAGCAAGCGAAATCGTTTTCTGAAAGCATCTCTAAAGGTGCTGTCAAGGCGAAACACGGCGAAGATAAACCAAAGGATCAAGGCATTATCTAATTCTCTAAGAGAATGAGTGCACAGTGTGGGCCGAAAGCGAGAGTGGAAGGCCCACACAAGATAAAGTTATGGATAAAAGATATATAAAATATTTTGATGGCTATAGGGCAGCGTATGGTCTAGCTGACTTCGATGATCCGAAGGCATTTGTAGACCCAGAAAGCGGAAAGAAGAAGCCAGTATACAGATGGAATTACGAACCTTTAACTGAGAAGATCTATGAAGCTCATATAAAAGGCAATTTATCAATAGGAATTCAGCCCTGTAATGAGAATAAAGAAGTAAGATTTGGAGTCGTAGACGTTGACCCTAAAGATTACGATGACTTTAATAAAAAATTTTTTATAGACGTAATACAAAATTATCAATTACCTCTAATACCTATTGAATCTAAAAGTGGTGGATTACATTTATGTTTATTCATGGATCACTTTACTGACGCAAAAGCAGTTAAATCTTTTTTAAGCAATCTGCTACCCTTATTTAAATTAAAACCAGACTGCGAAGTCTTTCCAAAACAAACCGAACTAACCACGGACGAGGAAACAGGGAACTTAAAACCAGGACAATTTATAAACCTTCCTTATTATGGTAATAAAAGAAGGGCATTAAATGTAGATGGAACGCCCTTTGATTTGGAAAAATTTTTAACAGTAGTGGAAGCTAATCTAGTTTCTAAAGAAGACCTAACAAAAATTACAGAGAATATAGATCAAAAAATATATCAAGGAGTCGATGGAGATTTAATTGATGGTCCACCATGTCTAGCCGACATATCTAAGGTATCTAATAAAGAAGGCTTTGATGGCAAAGATAGATTTATGTACAATTACCATGTCTTTGCTAAGATGAAATACCCTGACGGCTGGGAACAGAAAGTTAAGAATGCTCCGGTTAAATTTTTTGAAGAACGGCATGCAAATGCGTGGGACGATAAAACATTAAATGCTAAATTAAAATCCTGGAAAAGATCAGACAAAGGATATACCTGTACTCAAAGTCCCCTAGCTGATTTTTGTAAGAAAGGTATTTGTGTTAAGAAAAGATTTGGGGTGTTGGCTGGATCAAAGGGAGCCTATCCAATACTGGCTAACTTAAGAAAGATAGAAATTTTTGAAGAACCTGAATACGAATTTGATGTTACTAAACCAGATGGTATTGCAACAACAACAGTACACTGTAGATCAATCGAGCATTTAAATGACCAACGTAAACGTAGAAATGCAATAGCAAAAGCAGCAGGATTTTTACCACCACTTATCAAAGGTGATGAAGAACAAACAGTAATGGACGAGCTTTATAAAACACAAAAAGCAGTACAGCCCCCTATAGGAACTTCACCTAAAGAAAAATTACATGATGTATTACATGCAAAAATAAACGGACCAAGAGCAACAACCGATGCAGCATTTAAAACAGGCTCCGTATTAATAGAAGGAGAGTATGCATTTTTTAAATTTGAAAAGTTTTATGATAGATTAAGAGCTAAAGATTGGAAATATAAAGAAGAAAAAACAGGACGTATTATGGAACACACCTATCGAGAATGCGAAATTCAGTTTTTAGACCAAAAAAGATTTCCGTCAGACCCTAAAAATCCTGGTAAATATAATTCTTCTACTAAAAACGTAATACAAATAAATATAAAGTCGTTTGAAGAAGTCCCTATTTATCATACTAAAATAAAACATAAGACGGAGATAATGTAATATGCCAACTAAAGAAGATTATTTAAAAAATAAAGAATATTATTGCAAATATGCTAAAGAATACCGTTTAAAAAATAAAGAAAAAGTATCAGAATATTATAAAAAATATCGCATTAAAAATAAAGATATGATTGCAGCTCGTATGTTAAAATGGCGCGATAAAAATAGAGAAAGAGTTAATGCAGAAGCCAGATCCCCTGAAGCTAGAAAACGTAGAAGGGAACTCTCTATTAAGAGACGCGCAGATCCCACCTTTCATTTAATAGCTATACTTCGACGTCGAATTCATCACATGTTGGGAGGAAGAAAAACAGGGAGAAAAACCCTTTCTACTTTAGAATTATTAGGGGTCACAAATGTTGAAACTGTGTGGAAGCATTTAGAAAAACATTTTGAACCTGGAATGACGAGAAAAAACAATGCAGTGGATGGTTGGCATGTAGATCATCACATTTCTATTAATTACTTTAAAAAAAATTTTAATTTTATGGATCCAGAGGTTCAAAAAAAATGTTTTCATTACACTAATCTTCGTCCTTTATGGGCGACTGATAACTTAAAAAAAGGAGGTCAATGATCAGTCGAAAAATATACGGGCCTCCGGGAACAGGGAAAACAACTAAACTTATTAATTATGTTAAAACATTTTATAAACTTGGAACACCTTTGGAGAAGATTGGATACTTTGCATTTACTACTAAAGCAGCAACAGAAGCTGTTAATAGAATGTTAGAGTCATACAAATTCCTACAGAAAAAAGATTTAAAATATTTTAAAACGCTTCATTCATTGGCATTTTTTAGACTGGGCATGAAAAAAGCACAGGTTATGCAGGATGAACATTATGAAGATATAGGTGGAAAAGTAGGGATTGAAGTAACAGTTTATTCAAATGGCCAGGAGTCTACAGGATTTGTGGATTCCGACAGCGAGTATTTTAATTTAATTAATGCTGCAAGGATTAAAGAAATGTCAATTGAAGAGGAATATAATACTGGAATGTATTCCTATGAACTGGAAAAAAATTTAATATATATTTTACGAGATGAATTAGATAACTATAAAGAATCTTTTAAACTGTATGATTTCACTGACATGATCGAAAAGTTTAATGAGGCAGAATTGTGTCCAAAATATGACGTAGTATTTGTTGATGAAGCACAGGATTTATCTCCAATACAGTGGAAAATGGTAGATATTCTGCGGGAAAATTCCAAATATGTTATACTAGCTGGTGACGATGATCAAGCTATTTATGGCTGGGCGGGCGCAGATGTCAAAAAATTTCAGAATATTGAGTCTAAAAAAGACATAATTTTGCCATATTCTCACAGAGTACCACGAGCAGTACAGCACGTAGCCGATCAAATTTTAAGTAGAATACCAGATGCCAGAAGAATTAAAAAGAACTGGAAAGCCAGGAACGAAGAAGGCGCTGTAGAATATATTACTTCTATAGAAGATGTACCTCTCTATAAGGGAGATTGGTTAATACTTGCCAGAACTAATGATAGGTTAGAAAAACTTAAACCAATCTTAAGAGATATGGGAATTTATTTTCAATTTAAGGGTAGAAAAAGTTTTAAGTCTACCTTGTTTAGAAGCATTCTAAACTACACTAGATGGCAGAATAAAGGAGATAAGTTATCTCTAAGTGAAGTAAGAGATGTATTAGACTGTGTTCCTTATAACCACGCTCTTAACGAAGAAAGGTTATATGATTTAAAAGAGTTTGGATTTAGTAATACTCAAAGATGGTTTGATGTATTTACAGTTGATCCAGAAGAATGTTTATACATTAGGGAAATGTTAAGACAGGAGGAAGAATTACATAAAGATCCGCGAGTTGAATTATCTACTATACACTCGGCCAAGGGCGGTGAAGCCACCAATGTTTTATTAATTTTAGATAATACAAAAACAATTAGGGAGGCCACAGAAAAAAGCGATGATAAACAGGACGAAGAACACAGGGTTTGGTATGTAGGAGTTACCCGTACTAAACAAAATTTATATATAATGACAGCAAAAAAGGAGGCAAAAGGATATGACATCGAAAATTTGGGATAAACAAATCGGCGGACAACATTATCAGAAATTTAAAATTCAGCCAAGTAAATTTGTGGTTGAAAATGAGTTGCTCTACCCAGAAGGGTGTGCTATAAAATATATAATCCGTCACCGGATGAAAGGAAAAAGACAAGATTTGGAAAAAGCAATTCACTTTATCGAAATGATTATTGAAAGAGATTATGGAGAGGAGGCAGAAAAAAGTCAAGTCTTCGAATCAAAAGTAACATCCAATAAAAACTCATGGGGGATAATCGATGAAGATTCCTAAGTTTGAAGCACAAACTGAATGGGTTAAACCTACAGAATTTCCATC